GCTGTTGAATAATCCAGTAATACCACGATCGGCATCCCCAAAAAATGCCACACGTTGGGCGTGTTCCTGAAATCCTCGGTACGACATCCTACCTTTGGTGGCATCCAGTGGCATGCGTAATTGTTGAGACTTGCGCAATTCATCTAGACTGTATGAGTAGCTATTTCCACCGTAATATACGGGCGTGGAAAATTTACCAGCGCTGATAGTGCTTTCTGGCAAATCTTTGGCGTTAGCGCCGATAAATTTACCCATGGTGACAGCGTCGTAATAAATTGTCTCAACGCTATCCACATACTCGGGCATACTTGCATCTATTGGGATCAGCGCTTCATAGGCGATATTACGATACTTTGTCTCATAAATTTTGCTCTCTACAACCGCGAGCTGCGACTTATAAAACGCCAACCCATCATCAGATGTGGATATAGGTTTACTGGCGTCGTACGTGTAGCTCTGGCCAGTGGCTGAATCGTGTACTGTTACCATATACATATAATCATTAACCTCCAATCACAAATGATGCTTTGACTAGTTCGCCGGCGTTGCCGCCAGAAACAAACTTAGCGCCAGGGATAGCTACCGATAACGTGTCACCTGTACCGGCTGTATTTGCAAAATCGCCATTATCAGTAGCGCCGACTCGTAAAAATACAGGTTGGTCTTTTACGATATTTTCGGCCGCGCGAACCCATACAACACCGGCAGTAACAACCGTAAAATCATAACCCGATACCGCTCCGGCTACATCACCGTCTGCTTGAGCACGGTTAAGCTCGTACATAACGACGCCATTAAATTGTTCGGCCGTTGAAGCTGCTCCGGGCAATGCTGCGCCATTTTCGCCATCGGTCACAACACCCTTGCCATAAGGGATAGTAGCGGCGCCATTGTTAAGCTTGCTTATCGTGTTTAGCAGCTGTGTATCTGCAACCATACCGGCGATAGCTGGCGCATGATTAATTGAGTAAGTAGTCTGTACAGCCATTATTATGCGTCTCCTAATGTCTTGCGCCAAGATTGAGTCATTGCTTGCATGGCTTTGGCGCGGGCATCGGTTACAGGTTGGCCAATCTTAGCCGCATCTGCTGCCAATTGTTTGTAGTCATCGGTGGCCGGGACGTCCATGGCCATATCGAATGCCGCTTGCACATATACGTCTGATTTGTCGGCCCAATCAATACTTTCACGCACTTGTTTAAGTGCAGCTCGTTGGATATCAGCAACTACCACACTGTCGCATACAAACGTTTCACCTGCGATCTTGCGTGCATCGCTAACGGTTTTAGCAATCAATCCAACACGTTCTTTGATCGATTCATCGGATGCAGCTTTGCGTAATTTCTCAAGGTCTTCCTTAAGCGCGTCTGCTGTAGCGGTCATTTTTTGGAGGTTTTTTTCGGTAGTCTCAAGGCGTTCGTTCGTCCTGGCGATACTGTCGGCAATTAATGCACCGTTACTATCGTCGTCAATTTCAACGTGACGCCCACTGTCTAGTGTGATCTTCATTTTAGTCCCATCTTGTGGTTTGCTGTCAAATAATCTAGCCTGAGCGCCCGCTCTAGCTGCTGGTACCAAAGCCACGTGATTAATGGTTATACCTCGCTGGATATACTCATAATCAGCACCCTCGGGTACATTATCATCATACACGGCTGTATAACCTGCACTTAGCTGAACAACGCCATCGTTGACTTTGTCAATAGCAGACTTGTCCTTGATGACCAGGTTACATTGCACGTAATCACCATCTTGCACCCCAGACCCAACGACTACACCAACGCTGGTATTGCGGTAAGACTCGGATGTAACACCTCTATTAGGGTGCCCAACGGTAATGTCTGCGCCGTTGTATGTATCTAATGATGAATCATTAAACACCTCATCGGTTGGTCTATGTACACGTACGATGCGATTTGGATCGCCAGGTAACCCTAACTCTCTCGCAAGGTACTCTTGTATGCCAGTACGTGCCACTCGGCCCGGTACTCGCATGAATCCCTCGTCTGTCATCTCTCGGCGAGTGATCAGATAAGATTGACGGTCATTAACATGTATCGTATTCATGTATTTATTATAACATTTTTTGTTGACAGGTGCTATCAATCAGTTATACTGACCGTGTTGTCAATTAATCAAAGGAGCAACACAACATGGACTATAAGATAACGAAGATCGAAATGACCCAATCAGGTTTGGAAGCAACTGGCGAGTTTGAGCACGGTATTGATGCAAGCTTTACGATGGATGCATTTACATCTATTAACACCGAAGCCTTGCACGCTGTTAACGAATTTTTTGCGGCCATAGCCAGAACGCTTGACGTTGCAGGGGATGAAGTAGAATGAATATATTAGACATAACTTTTAACAGAGATAACAACACAGTCGAGGGTGTGGTTGAGTACGATGGGTATGAGATAGGTTTCGAGTTATCGGCTCTATTAACCGTAGATGAATTTTTGGAAGAATTGAGGATGATATCTAATGATCACAATAACTAACGTTATAACATATGAAGAAGGTTATAAGGAAGAACCATATTATTGCAGTGAAGGATACCCAACCGTAGCACAGGGGATCAAGCTTGGACCAAAGGATGCTCCACTTGAACTGTACAAATTTACAGTACCTAAAGTGGTCGGTGAATTGTGGTCAATGTTGCTGCTATCCCAACTAAATAAACAGTTGATGCACGACGATACGGTTGGGAAAATATACTCAAACCTGTCCAAGGATAGACAGAACGTGTTGCTTAGTATGGCCTATCAAATGGGCATAAACGGGCTTAAAAAGTTTCGCAAGATGTGGGCCGCCCTCGAGTCACACAACTACGAAGAGGCCGAAAAAGAAGCGTTGGACAGTGTCTGGTACAGGGAGAACTCATCAAACCGAGCTATGAGGCACGCGCTTGTACTCAAGACAGGTAACTTATCAGACGCGTACGGGGATATTTTATAATGGACAAATTTGAACCAAGTTGGGTTAGATACTTTTCTGTGTTCTTTCGATCACTTTACGGGAGCATTTTTGCTCTCGTTATATTAGCAGTAGTCACGTGTTTAACATACAGCCCGATAATTGGGCTGTTGTGTACACCCTTGGGCTATATACCCCTGGTGCTACTAATACGCAATTGGCCATTTTACACCATCTGGGTAACCGGTGGGCATGTATGCATTAGCAATGACAAGCGTAACTGGATGCTGCCATTACGTACAATCGAGTCAACAAAGGTACATGGATCAATTGTAACCATCACTGGAGGCGGTGGCACAAAGATTGTTGCAAGATGTGTCAAGGATGCTAATGCGTGCAAAAAAGCTATTGACAAAGCGGTCAATGACATGCATCATCCAGTTAAGCCTGAGAGGAAAACCAACTACTCTGGTTATCTCCGTAGAGGCTCTAGGCAACATCGATAAATTAACAACATGAGAGCGCGAATCATGTACAACGTGAAAACAACTGATTATTTTGATGACGGCAAGACCATTTGCCAAACGTTTAAAACAATCTCCGAAGCGATCAACCACCAATTGAATGAATTACGTAGGAGCTACGATATATGCATGCAGAAACGAGTCAAAACCATGGAGACCGGTAGATATTTTAACGAAGGGCTAACTATCCAAGATAAAGCAAGTGGCCAACCTTTCTTCACTCTGAAACTAGAACGTATCTAACCAAGCAAGGGGGCTTATCGATAAACCCCCTTTTCAACATCCCCCTCTTTTTGATTTTTTTCTACCTGCTTAGCCGGTATAGGTTTAGCAACACACCGACATTGATAATCTTTACCGGGCATAATAGGTACACCTTTGTCGCTTAATGGTGGGTTGTCATAACGGTAGATGCCCTCCCCATAAGCTGTAACCTTGTCCGAAATGTGCCTATGTCTGTTTCGGACTCGATCGTCTTCGCTGGTTATCCATTGGAAATATTCAAAACCTGCACTAGTGGCCCTGACCTGGTTCAAATCTGAATTAATTTTCGCCGTCTGATCTCTTGCGATCATTTTGGCGCGCTTTGATTCGACTTCGAACTGCTCAGTTAATTGCCTGGCAATAAATCCAGACCTATTACCCGACCGAATATTATAGAGGGTAATATTTTCAACTTGAGCCAAAAATTTAGCCGGTACTGATTTAATAAGTTCAGTATTTTCGTAAGTGCTGAGTTCTAATTCTTCTTGTAGTTTGACATTATCCGTAAAAATATTAATCTCAAAATTATACTTGCTAGCATTTGCTTTATCGGCACCATTAACAAAGTCCGCAGCTATTTTATTGGCTATGTCTGAAAATTCTTCTGACGTCCAACGATCCTTGAGTCGTTTCATTGCAGTCGTTATAGGATTTATCCAATTGTCACCCACCAAAGAATCGTTTTGATAAAACGGTTGCAATTTACGAAGTAATGGCATCAACTGCTCATTAATTTCTTTACGGACTTGCCTCAGAATACGTTGCAATTCTGCGTTGTATTGTATCCCAGTTGATTTACTCGCGGTCACTGTCGGAGCGGATTTT